ACGATGATTCTGATGACGATGATGATATTGATCCAGAAAATGGTGACGGTATTGACGACATGAAAGATGTTGATGATGAAGAAGTCGATGAGCCTAGTGGTGATGAAGGTGATGAAATTGCCGAGATTCCTGTTGAAGGTGGAGACGATCTTGAAGAGCTTCCTGTTGAAGAGCCTGTAGTAGATTTAGAGGACGAAGAAGGCGGTGACGAAGGAGATGATAACTTAGTTCCTGACGATGAAGAAGTTGTTGACGATTATGACGAACTTCCTGAAGAGCCAGAAGAAGAAGAAGAGCCAGAAGATGTTGAAGAAGATTTAGAAGATCTACCGGGTGAGGAAGAACTTTCGGGTGAGGAATTACCAGAACTTCCAGGTGAAGACGTTATTCCAGGTGAAGAAGCACCAGTACGACAAGATGATCCTCCAGGTGCTATTACAACCGGTAATGAGTTAGTTGATACAGGACTAGCCGGAGCTGGCGGTGTTCAGAACATGGACATCCAAGGAAATGATAATATAAGAATCGGAACAGAACAATCAACAGACGGAGGTTTATTGGATGATGGTCACTTAGGTGCTAATGGCGCTCAATTGGCTAATGAAGTTCCCGTTGCAGCAGTTACACCAGAAGCACCAGTTGCAGAGCCTGATGGAACTGAAGTAGTTGTTATTGATGATATTGATGCTGAAGCCCCAATCGAAGATGATCCAGCTCCAGAATTAGATGGTGAGGAATTACCAGAACTTCCTGCAGAAGACGAAGCTCCATCAGAAGAAGGAGAAGAAGATATGGAAGATCAAGATGATGAAGTTGAAGATGCTCTTGATGGAACATCAGACGATGAAGATATTATCGATGATGAAGAAACTGAAGACGAAGAACCATACGAATCGGAATTGAATAAGTTCCTAGTCGGTAAAGGACTTAATGAAGATGAGATCGCAACGATTAACACGCTTCCTAAGCACAATGCTGGTAAACTTGCAGAAAGTCTTCACAACCAAGACCACAGCTTACTTAAGAAGGTTATGCCTCATGTTCGTGTGATTGCTTCATTAGTTGAAGAGGATAAAAAAAAAATCTTAGAGCAAGATAAAACTCGAATGAAGTTCGTTGACCTTGTTAACGAAACCTTTGGATCTGAATCTACAATCGCTAACCGATTGTCTAATGCCTATGATAATCTAGACACTGCACAACCAACCAGATTCTTTGGTATGGCAATGCAAGAATCTGTATCCGGAGACATTACAGGACGTGAAGCAATGACGACTACACATTCTGCTATCCAGAACATGGCCAAGTACAATGACACGAATAAGTTCGATGCCGTACTTGAAGCTGTAAGTGTAATTCTAAAAAAAAAATCTAAGCTAAGCGAAGGCCTTGACGTAAATGTTAAGGTTCAACTTACCGGATCTGACAAGGAAGGAAAGATCACAGGATTAAACAGTGCTGAAGGAACCTATGCGGTTCTTTGGGAAGGCGGTGAATCAGGAGACTATTCACAAGAAGAGCTTACCGAACTTTCGGCCGAGATTGCTGACAATGCTAACACTAACACTGAAGCAGCAAAAGATGCAGTTGAAGATGTTGAGGGCAACGCAGGTTCAGTAAGTAATGCGACTAATGAAGGGTTTGAGAACGCTGCAATGGTTAATGACGTTTCTGAACCAGACAAACTGGCACAAGGAATCATGGCATTCATCCAAGATAAATATGGTGCTGGGAAACAATGGCCACGACACTTCAGAGAAGATGTTGGTGATATTTCTTTTGCTTTAAAATCAGGCGAAGTCGACCAGGAGACACAAGGACTCGAGGCTATTGCAAAACACTATGGTATTGATAAGATCGATCTAGCTTCTGCACTTACTAAGCATATTCAAGCAAACGGAGTATTGGCCAATTTGGTTGATGAATCAGTCGTTGAAAAAAAAACTAAAGTCGTAAGCGAATCTGAAGACGATGAAGAAGCGTTAAGTGTTTGGACAAATGCTAAATTGCTTATTGACTTCGGACCGTTTAAAGAAGGTGAGGTTGTAAATATCGATGCAGCACAATTTGTGTCTGCAGACGATGATGACAGTATCAAGCTTAAGAAGCCGAAAGATGAGATCGCAACGATCCCTAAAAAACATCTGAAGGTTGACGAAGATAGTGACAGTGTAACAGCTGAAGTTGCAGATAATGTTGATGCTGCAATAACAAATTTGACCGATGCTGAAACTTTATTACAACAAGACGGTAAAATCAATAAGAAAGATGTTTCCAATTCTATTGGAAAACTGAAAGCTTTCAAGGATGCGTTAGGTACATCAGAGTGATCTTAACCCCTTTTGAAATGGTACCCACCTATACATGCCAATTTATGTAAAAAACAAGGACTTACTTGCTGAAATCATCGCCTGCAAAGAACAAGGAGAACTAACACCCTTGGCAGTCGATATGTTTATCAAGATTGCAACAGAAAGCAATAAGAATTTACGGTACAAAGATCCAATGGATAAAGAAGACTGTATATCTGGAGCTTTAGAAGATCTATTAAAGTATTGGGATCGCTTCAAACCTGAAGTATCAACCAATGCATTTGCCTTTTATTCACAGATCGCCAAGCACGGATTTGCAAAAGCATGGAAAAAACTACATCACCCAGACAAGGGTATGACGTTTTCTCTATCAGAAGATAATGCTTACCTATGATTGAATCTAAATATTACGTATATGCTTATTTAGATCCTCGTAAACCCGGAATCTATACATATGAAGACATTACGTTTAATTATGAACCTTTTTATATTGGTTGTGGATGTGATCGCAGAATAAAATCACATTTATCTGAAGCAAATAGTTCGAATAAAAAATCTCATAAATTGAATAAAATTCGGAAAATACTATCTGTTAATATAGATCCTATCATAATTAAAACACATGCTAATCTGACTAGGTTAGATTCTCGCTTATTAGAAATTCAGCTAATATCTATGATCGGACGTACGGATTTACGAACAGGTCCATTAACAAATTTAACCGAAGGTGGTGAAGGTACATCCCACACAGAATCAACAAAAAAGAAAATTCGTGCTTCTGTTACAAACTTAGCATTTCATAAATCAAAAAAATACAGAAAGAAATTAAGTGACTCAGCTTACAAGAAAAGTGTCATACAATATACTAAGACAAATGATTTCATCATGGAATATGAGTCTTGTGCTAACGCAGCATTAACAACCGGAATACCAGCTTCTAGTATAAGAAATTGCCGGAATGGTAGATTAAAACATGCCGGCAATTTTATCTGGAAATAATGATCAAAAATGTACCGACCAATGGTAAAACTAAAAGTGGATTGTTTAAACCAAAAAATCCTCAGAAATATATAGGGGACGTTAATAAGATTGTATTCAGATCTAGTTGGGAATCTAGATTTTGTATTTGGTGTGATCTACATCCGAATATCACTAAGTGGAATTCAGAGGATGTCGTTATACCGTATATGAGTCCTATCGATAATAAGATGCATCGATACTACATGGACTTCTGGATTCTAGTTGAGACGGATGGACAGAAAGCACAATACCTTATTGAGGTGAAACCGCTAGCACAGACCTTACCACCTGGACAGAAGTTACGATCTAAGGTTAATGAAGGAAAAGCGACCACTTCCCAGCTTAAGAGATACAACCGAGAGCTACGTACATACATCGTAAACCAAGCCAAATTTGCCGCCGCAAAGAAATATGCTGCTGGAAGAGGTATGGAGTTTCAGGTATGTACAGAAAATTTTTTATTCTAATGTAAATAGATGTATAGAGATAAAATAGAAACATCTTCTTTTAATGACATATAAGGTATCATGGCATCTGAATCTTTTGATAAACAATGGAAGAATTTTCTGAGCGAACACGGTTCGTTGAGTAAGTCGACTAAGTATGCCTATACGCTTTGGAAAGACAAGTATCAAGGTGCTGGATTTTCTAAGTTTGAAAAACCTCAGGAAACATTCACAGAGAAAGTAATGATACCCGGTAAGATCTACACAGGATTTTATGCGGGTTTTGATGAAATGAAAGGTCAGAAGTTTATTGACCATTGGCCTGTATTCTTTTCTATGGGTCAAACTGTCTATGATGGAATCGTATTTGAAGTCGGTATCGATCTCAATTTGATTCCACCAAAGGCACGAGTGTATGTTATAAAGAAATTGTATGATTTCTACAAGAAGCAGATTGATTCTAATATTGATAAGATCCTAGATGGTAAATCTGGCAAACAGAAAATCAACATAAACTTTCCCGCAGCACAAAGGATATTACAAGGTACTGGATTTGAACGTGCTTATATCACAATGCATAGAAAGAAGATCGGCAAGATTAAAGTGATCGATTATTCTGATTGGGTTGCTATGATACCGTTGTACACACAAGGGATACGTGGTAAGCAGATAGGAAAGATCTATGAAGATTATGTTGTGAATATGGGCCAGACACACAAAGAGAAAGAAGAATTCGTTAGGAATTTAAAGAAATAATGGCAGGGTTTGTATATATAATACATGCAAGACCATTACATATATGCTTATTTAGATCCACGTAAAAAAGGACCTTATAATTTTTCTACTTGTGCTTTTGATTATGAACCGTTTTATATTGGAGTAAGTAAAAATCCATATAGAAAATTTCAACATCTACAAGAAGCCAAAAAATATGTAAATACTAATGTTACACCAAAAAGAAATAAAAGGAAAATCTATAAGATCGCGTCTATTTTAAATGTTGGTGAACAGCCTATTATCGTTGTTATTAAAAACGATTTAAGAAAAGAAGAAGCATATAATTATGAAAAAGAAATAATACAAGATGTGGGTAGAATATATGATGATACCGGAACACTACTAAATTTTTTACCTGGTGGTCAGATAATTAACGGATCAGAAATTTCTAAAATTCTACTTAAATCGAAAAATCTCAATCAAGAAAAATCTCGAATTGTAATTCAATTAAAGAATAATATTGAAATCAACAAATGGAATTCAGTATCAGAAGCACAAAAAAATACAAAAATATCACATATAGATGCATGTTGTAGAGGTGATCGAAAAACTGCGGGTGGATTTGAATGGAAATATGAGGATAATAATATAGTTAGAAGAGATAGATACAGAAAGAGACGATCAAATAATGTGCCTAATAAAAAAATTGTGGAACAATATACACAAGAGAACATAAAAGTAGAAACATATCAATCTATTACAGAAGCATCTAAAAAAACTGGCATTGCTAGAAAAACTATTTCTAATATGCTAATAGGTGCAAGCAAAACAGCTGGTGGATATATCTGGCATTATAAATAAAAAACTAAAAACAAGTGGCGGGATTTTTGGATCGGCTTAGTAATAACGTATTGTTCAATGCAATCCAGACACGGATTAAGGACATTGCGAATCTTGGTATGAGATACGATGATATGGTTGTGAAGAATTCACAGGCCATTGGTATGACAGAAGGGCAGTTCCTTAAACAAGGAATTATGGGTGATGATGCACTCATGTATACATTGGCTATGGCCGATATTGGACCCAAAAAATACATCGCTTATTTCGATAAGGATTATAAGACACGAAGAGATTTCTTACGTAAGTTCTCAATGAACGGTGAGATCCAATGGTGTCTTGATACTATTTCGGATGAAGCCATCATTCAAGATGAAACACAATTCTTTTGTTACCCGGCCACAATGTCCCTGGATGTTAAGGACGAAATCAAAGAGAAGTACGAAGAGAACTTCAACAATATCTACAATCACTTTCACTTCAATGATGACATTACAGCTTGGAACTATTTCTATCAATTACTAGTTGATGGATTCCTAGCATTTGAAATCATTTATGATGACAAGGGGGAGAACATTATTGGATTCAAGGAATTGGATGCGACTGAACTTAGACCATCCGTAGAGAAACAAGCTGGCGGAACATTTAAGAATGTTTGGTATCAGAATGAAGAAGACATTAACCTGAGAAGAATACTTTACGATTCTCAGATCATATACATTGCTTACGCCAAGGGTAATTCACTTACTCGTGTAAGTTACGTTGAACGACTAATTAGATCATTCAACCTGTTACGTATCATGGAGCACACTAGAGTTATCTGGGGTATCATGCATGCATCATTCAGGATGAAGATGGTTGTCCCTATTGGATCCAAATCACCTCAGAAAGCTAAGGAGTCACTTGGTGAACTTATGTCCGTCTACAAGGAAGATATAAGACTTGATTATGACTCAGGAGAGTTGTTCGTTAATGGACGACCGAATATACCTTTCTACAAAAACTACATGTTCCCTAATAAGAACGGAGAACAAACTGATATTTCTGTAATGGGTGGAGAAGGTCCAGATCTTAACGATACTGCACCACTTGAATACTGGTACAACAAACTAAAAGTTGATTCCAAGATTCCATTCTCACGTTTCGATAAAGCTGGTGGTGGTGGTCAATTTATGATGGGCTCTGAAGGTGTTGATCGTGAAGAGATTCGTTTCAGCAAGTTTGTGAACAGATTACGTTCTATCTTCCAAGAGGTTCTTACTAAGCCATTGTATCTACAGATGATCCTTGATTATCCAGATATGGCAGATGATCCAGACTTCAAGAGTGCAATTGGTATCCGATACAATAAGGATAATGCCTTTGAGCGACAGAAGGAAATGGATACAATGATGAAGACCATTGAATTCATGAATTCTATGAAAGACGTAACGATAATGGTCAACGGAGCTGAACGTGGATTCTATCACCCTAAATACCTTATCAACCGGTATATGCCAATGACAATTGCCGATCAAGATGTCAATGATGCATACTGGAAAGAGGATGAAGAACAAGGCGGTGCCGCATTACCTGGAGAAGAAGGTGAAGCGCCAGGCTCAGGACCAGATCCATTTGGAGGAGATGAAGCAGGTGGTCCACCGCCTACTGACGATGCTGCACCAATGGATGACGATGCTGGAGCAGGGTTCGATCTATAACCGAAACCTTTGATTATCTAAGCGTATAATTTAAACGATGGACTTACAAACTAAAGCTGTTTCTCAAGTAGATCTCATGAACGAGATGAACGAGCTCGGTAAGAAATTTCCGATTGATAGTTGTTGGATTGGAGAAAATAAACTTTCTAAGGTTCGGAGCTATGAAATGAGATCTGATTTTGTTCTTATCAATTGTATAACAACACAGATAAAAAAAACACGAAGGCTCCACTTTTTATCAATATTCCATGACTGAGGACAGCATGTTGAATCATCATGGTTTATTGACACCAACAGATGAAGCTACATTTTATAATGCAGTACAACATATCGAAGCTGTTTATGCTCAGAAGCGATATGATCTGTATCAACGTCAAGCTTTGTTGAGGACAGAAGGTAAACCGGTTGCGAATTATGCTGAGATGAATGATCGCGTTCTAGCTGAACTATCAGCAGATGATTATTTATACTTTTTCTACGAACCAACTAAGAACTGCTTTCGGGTCGTACGTGTAGATATTGAAGGTCCTGAAGAATGGCATTACCACATGGAATCAGAATATGGTAAACTTCGAATCTTTGCTACGGGACCAGATGAGAAAAAACAGTTCGAATCGAATTGTGATCGCCATGATTTATACGAGATAACCGAATATCAATTCGATGAGCTCACTAAGTTCATTGAAACCGATCCAGGGGCTGAATAGAAGCTCCGTAACGCACCCGGACCGTAACCCCGGGTGTTTTAGTATAACCCAATTAAAACATCCTTAAAATGGAAGAAATGAGCAAGTGGCAAAAAGCCATTTTTTACAACGACGAAAAGAATCTCAACGGTCGAATCTATAATCAAAATTCTATTAGTGAAGAGGTTCTTACAAAATTCAAAGAACGAGTAGATAAAAACCAAGTCATTGGTCAAATGGATCACCCTGATCATTTTGACATCAATTTACACGAATCATCTCATATGATAGCGGATGTCGATAATAGAGAGGATGGTCTTTACATAAAGTATAGAATAATGTCATCGATGAGACAAGGCAAAGTCCTAGCCGAAGTAATAGATCACGTTGTTTTCAGATCCCGAGCATCTGGTATTATAGATCCAGATACTGGTCATGTTACAATAAAGAAACTATTTACGTTTGATGCGATCAATAAAAACAATGATTCATTCAAGAATCAATTGGAAAAACTGAAGACATCTTAAGAAACAATAGATCTTCCATGCTATAAAAAGAGTATGAGACATTTAGTAGATCTATTATTCACAATGCTAGGACCATTCTTTGGTTGGTATGCACTGTTCATTTTAATATGTGCCTATTGGAATATTGCCAATTGGCCTTGGGCAGCAAGAATTGTTTGGGTCATTCTGTCTCTAGCAACAATGATACGAATATTTAAAAATTTCAAATGAACAATTTAGACACACAGTATATAAACCTTTTAAAGGACGTTTTAACAAATGGTACTAAAAAATCGGATAGAACCGGTGTTGGTACATATTCAGTATTCGGTAGAACCTTGCGATTTAATATGCAAGAAGGTTTCCCTTTGATTACAACAAAAAAAATATATACAAAGGCGGTATTTCATGAATTGTTATGGTTTTTACAAGGTAGTAATAACATTAAATATTTGATCGAAAATGATATTCGTATTTGGACCGAATGGCCATATGAAAAATATTGTCAATTTGTTGACGATTATAATGAACAAGTATTAAAAGACGGTGGAACAGAAAAAATCAAATTAACTATAGAGGGATTTTCCAAACTTATTAAAAATGATGAAAAATTTGCTGAACAACATGGTAATGTAGGACCTGTGTATGGTGCTCAATGGGTTGATTGGTGTCATTATAATGTTGTTGATGACGAAGTACATTTTCAATCAATCAATCAAATAGATCAGATAGTAGAAACTCTTAAGCACAATCCGGATTCAAGACGAATTATGGTATCTGCATGGAACCCTGGTGATTTACCAGATCAAATACTTCCACCTTGTCATTATGCATTTCAACTTTGGACGAGAGAGCTTACGGCGAAAGAACGATTTATATTGTGTGACAATTCTATGAGTGATACTATAAAAAAAATCAAAGAAAATTATCCTGATATACATTTTTCCGATTTTGATGATACTAATGATATTGAACAAGATAAAAAGGATCAATCAACTGCACATAAAATGGCGGATAAGTTAGGTTATCCTTCCCGGGCGGTTTCGTTGATGTTTCAAATGCGTTCTGTTGATCTAGGATTAGGCTGGAGTTTTGACGTTGCTTCATATGGCCTATTACTACATATGATAGCACAATGTGTCGGAATGATACCAGATGAGCTTATTATAAATACAGGTGATACACATATATATTTAGATCAAGTGGAAGCATTGAAAACCCAGTTGATACGAAAACCCTTTGCTTTACCTACATTAAGGTTAAATCCAGACATAACAAATATATTTGATTTTAAGTATGATGATATTAAAATTGAAAATTATAAATGTCATCCAGCAATAAAAATGAAAGTGGCTGTTTAAATATATTTGTACTGATCGAATTTTATATTGTTTGAATTTATTCTGTGATGAATAGTGGGTGTTGGTATACTTAATATTCTTCCAGCTTCGCTTAAGCTTTCATATATACAATCTTCAATTTGAATTTTTTTGCTATTGGTAGGTTTGATGCCTATTTGTTTTTTTGACATGGCTTTCTTCGATTCTATAGTATGACTTTTATTATAAAATGGGTTTTTGTTACCTGTTCTAGTTTTAGCATAATCACTAATTTTTTTATTGATAATACTAGCTTTTTCTTTACCAAATAACTCAATATGCGTTTTGCCTAATTTATATCCATCATGCTTTTTAAAATGTTCCTTTAATTTTTTGCTGTTGTTTTCTTTTTGTTTATCTGTCCATTTATTACCATAATTTGGATTACCAGAACCTTCGTAACGTTTACCCCATTCTATCCAGTAATTTACACCGAGCTCCGCTATTCGTTTATTCGTTGAATCAGTTATTCGTTGAATTATATCATCTCTTTTAGGATGATTGGTAAGATTATCACCGCCTGAAGCATTTTTCCCGATATTATATGTAGGGTTTAATAAATCTAGATAATGTTGTTCTCGTTCTAATAAATTATCTGTGCATTTTTCAATAATTGTAAGGTAAAAATTATCTCTTCCATATTTAGTCCTTGCCCGTTGTAAAATAATATTGACATGATTACCCTTATCTAATTGTTTTTGATGTTCAATATTCCATCGATGTTCAATTTTCTTAGATGAACCAATATAAAATTTGCCATTAAGTTTATTGGTAATTTTATATATGCCCGATGTGAAACTTTTATCTATCTCTTCCATATAGATATATATCTAGGATTACCTTTTAATTCCTGTAATTTTTATAAAATGACAGAACAACAGTTAGAAGATGCAATAGTTTACGGATATGAACGACGACGTTCTGCCGGATTTAGAATGAAGGTAAACTTCTCGGTAGAAGAACTTCAAGACTTACCTAAAGATGTGATTACACGAGAAAATTATATTCTTGATAAGATCCTGAAACAGCTTAGACCTGATACAACTGGCAAAGATCGGTCGGAAATAGAATGTATCCAAGGAAATATTCCCGATGGTATTCTGGAACAAATCGAGTGTATTGAAATAGAAAGTACAATATATCAGAAGAAACCATGGCACCTCAAGTTGTTGTCGTTTTACGACTTCTACCAAGTTTTCACATGAGTAATGTACTACCAATATGAAAGTGACAGATTTTAAAATACGGATAGGTGACAAACTTGACCTTGTTGAGTATGGTTCTGATGAAAGAATGCCGGTTAGTGTACTAGATATGATATTTGATGGTTTTGTGTTTTTGATAACATTACAACATGAAAACGATAGGGCAATCTGTGTAACACAATATCCTGATAAATTAAAACAACGACTAGTATGATGCTTACTAAGGACGGAATACCATTTAAGAATTACATCGGACATAAGATCGTTGTGACTACTGAAGATATGGTCAAAGCATTGTACAGCGATCAGTGTGTGACCTTTGTCCAAACTGGATGGGGCGATTAT